TGTGCAGTCATCAGCAAAGCGAGATCCGCTTTTAATCGTTGTAGTTCAGTGCGATGCTTATTGATTACACTGTTCAGTTTTTCTTGCGTGGCGATGGCATTCTTATCAACCATCTCTTTGTCGCGTTCGGCGGCTGATAGCTTAACAAGGGCATCGTATTGACTGCGAAGTAAAAGATTACGCCTAAACTGCTCATAAAGTTCTGCCCTTCTTCCAGCATGACGCTCTTGCGGAGTCATCAGGCTTTCTCTATTTTTAGCAGCATCTTTTTCTTGTTGAGTAAGTCTGGCACGCTCTTCTTGTTCACGCCTTATCTGATGAATCTGCTCCTCTGTTTTTGGTCTCAAACTTTCAACCAATTCTCTCTGCCGCCTAAGCACTTCATTATGAACGTCTGTTTTATGAGCAAGGCTTTCTACACCAGCCTCCATCCTAGCAAGAATAAAACTTTCTTTCTCAAAGTCAGTTCGTAAACGATTTGCAGCAGAACCGAGCATAGAAAACTCACCGCGAGCCAATTCAGCATTTTTGAATAAACCAGATGCATTGAGTGTTAAATCAACTGCATAATTGCCGATTGTCGTCATGAGTATAATCCGGCTAGTTTTTGCTCAACTGTCTGTATATCGTCGACTTTACGCTGCGGTCGCCATGCCCAATTGTATGGCATGATTTCCTCCAGCTTGATAATAAAGTCCTCGCCATCTTTGCCAGCCTTACTGGCTAGCAAGATGCTGACTAGGTTTACAAGCCGTGCGAGCAATAGTTGCTCGTCGCCCCACGGCTCTAACCTATAAAAAGCTTCCCAATGTCGAAAAGTAGTTTCGTCAACTTCTGCAAGCCACTGCTCAGGTTCAATCTCAAGACCGCGCCTCAAGACAATCCTGTGGGCTAGCATTAGCTCTGAGTTGAGTCGAAATCTTTTGGGTCGGCAGTCGTATCCGTGTTTAGTCCGCAGACATCAGCAATAGCACTCAATAGAGGACCGCTAATGTGTCCAGGAACGCTTCGCCATACGGTAGCATCTCCCAAGGGCTGTTTGCTCTCAGGATCGCATACGCAGTGCGACAGGAACCCAGCATCAAGGCGTAGGCTATCAAGCGATCCATCTGACTTGCGTGCACCTGCATAGACTCTAGCCTTTTGCGCTAGATCCAAGCCACGAATCAGATAGGTGTCGCCATCGACAACCTTCTCTACAAACAGTACCGACTTAGATTTCAACTTCTCAAGTAAACTACTCATCGTCGCTCCATTCTTCTTCGATAAAATCTTCCACAGGCTCTTCAAGTGGAACAGATTCCACATGCTTTACCTGTACGCTCTTTTCCTTGGCACATTGCTCTGCAATCGCAGGCACCAATTCTTTAGGCACTCCTACGAGTGGCAAAAATACATTAGTGTTATGCGTAAGGTATCCGCAATGCGTCCAGTTGTTGGTATCGTCATTCCAGACATATACCTTGTCCTGGCCCATGGAACGCTCTACCGTTCCGTAGTGCGTTTTTTTAGGCACAGTAAATTCGATCAATTGAATCTTGACCATTTACAAATTAACTCCCGCGAGTATATGTCGGTCCTGAATCGCCATCAAACTTAAATTTAATCTGACCTTTTTGCACTTGTCCATTTTGTAGGTCTGGCAATTTAAAACTCGTAACAACTCCAGTGCCAGTAAACGTGGCACCAGTGGTAGTAGTTTGGGAACTTAGAACGGGAAAAGTAATCGTAGCTGTATCCACAAGACCAGTTACAGTCACAGCAGTAGCCGATGCACTGTGATTATATGAAATCGTTAATTCAGGCGTAGCCTTTAAATCGCTTGCGATCATTTCTTGAAAATCAGATGTCGACAGAGTCGAAACATCAAGCATATCGAGAGTGATTTCACCAATTTGAATTTGATCAACCTTCAATGACGTAGCCGCAGTTTGGGTCGTCAAACTAAACGTAGCTCCGTTGCCGGTATCTCCAACTAATGCCATTTCCTAACTCCTCAGCCAATGAACCATTAAATCAAAAGTGACCACATGTCTTTGATTGTCGCCGCCAGCAATGTCTTCGTTGACATACTCACGACGACCATCCTCCACCATAACGCTCCGGATATTCAAACTTGTATACGAGCCTTTGATCGCATCAATACCGCTCCATATAACTGCATCTGCGATAGACCTTGCAGTCTCTGCTGTAGCGGAATAGCAATCAAAGTTTAATCTTGTCGATACAATACCACCTAAACCATCAAGTGCATGATCATAGATCTCGCTATTAACCATTATCACAATGCAGTTAGCGGTTTGCGATGTTGACTGAGGTATCTTGCTTGCATAAATACGTTGACCAACAAGATCGGTGATGGCTGTCTTGGTCAGTAAATATGCTCGCACAGATTTAATTACATCAGCCATTATTTGTTTGCAGCCATCATGCGATCAATTAATTCAGTAAGTTTCATCTTCATTTTAGAAAGCTGTTCTCGACGAGTTTCGTCCGATGCCCTCACTAAGAAGTTGCGAATGGTACTATATTTCTGCGGAGCCTTATCAGTTCCCCACCACCATTCTTCTCTGCCATTAGGGCTCACATTGAAATTGATCTTATTGCCATCGGGCCAGCGTGGTCCGATGATCGCCATAGAAATGTTTCTGTACTTCCTAACAACACGTTCTACAGTATCTTTAGTGCGAATATCCCATCGAAAAGCTTTGCCATTTACTTGTGGCTTCCATCTTTTGCCTGCTGGCTTGCGATTTGGATTCGCTATCCCATGCTTTTGATATTTAGATCTTTTTAAGCTTGCACCTCTACCCGCTTGAAACTGAGTCGGTGCAAAACTAGTACCATCTGGGCAAAGCTCTTTGCCTCGCCTAACTATAGGTTCTGCTGCGTATTTGACTGCCGTATCCAACACTTTAAACTTCTCAACACCTTTGCGCATGTTGAGCATTGCTTCTAATTCTTTGTCAGTTGGCAGCTTTAAAGTAACTCGTAAACTCATGATTTGCAGTGCAATTCTATGTATCGTCTGCCACCATCTACCGGACGTACAAAAATAATGCCATACACTTCTGAACCGTAGGCAACACGCATCTCAGGCGTAATGTTGGCACGATAGTGAATCGTGAATACTGCTTTAGTCCCAGCATCTACTTGCCTGCCACGCTGCGTTTCCATGCCAGCCACTGGGTCAAACGAGGCAGGCTCGTCTTTGTACATGTCGCTCCAAGTTGGTGTCACATCACCAGCATCACTGATCGTTTCAGTCAGCTTCTGAATACTGATGCGATCTCGCAGGGATCCAAGCCTAAAGCGAGTTGGTCTATAGCTCATGGGTAATTACTCCTCATGAACTTTGCCACCAATGCCTCGTAAGCGCGTTGGTCATTACTGCGGTCATTCTCGCCACGATTAGCATCAAAGTAGTAGCCAATCAACAGCAGCATGGCTTGCTTTGCAATAGCGGGCACATTGTATTGTGCTGAGTATCCCGCGACATAGGTAATTACGATTGCATCCCAGCGGTCATATACACTAGGCCAAACCTCGAGGTTTTTTAGTCTGACTGCTCTGCATGCTGGATCTAAATCATAAATGTTCGTCGACAGGGTTTGCTGCACGTTTCCAGAGTCATAGTATTTAATGTGCGTTATTGACTGAACTGGTCTTTTTGGCAAATAGATCTCATCGTCGTCAAATTCTTCTGCTGTCACTTTCCATGTTTGCGTTAGTACAGCAGAATCAGTATCAGCTTCCCATTGTTCGCGTGCGGCTTGGATTAATAGGCTGAGGTGGGCGTCGTGAGCCGTATCCGTTGTTGCTAACTCTAGTTGTTTCTTGGCTTCTGCCAGCGTTATTGGCTCGCTGACTGGAGGCGTTACCAACATCGCTCTCGACGTTTCTGTTTCCGACATGTTTAGCGATTCCTCGTCGAATCAATACATTAGCAACACCGTCAGCAATATCGCACACTGAGCCAGCCGCATGACCAGCCCAGCGTTTAATAATCTCAAGCCTCATGAGCAATCACCCAATCGACCGGATACATGTGAACCGGTTCCATCTTGCTATTAAAGCACGATACCATTTCTTCCATGTGGCCGATTCTAGTCTCGCAGTCGATATGCACGCTATTGCCAGCGCGTTCCCATTGCAACCAAAACCACACATCGTCATCGATTTTGTCGCCTTCATAATCGCCGTCAACATTGGGTTCGCAAAAGAACCATGGCTTCTCGACTTTGCGAAGTTTAGCAACATCAATAACTGTCAGTCCAAAATGAGCAGTCTTAGCTTTTAGTGGGTAGCCAGTGTACTCGACCTGTTTTGTATCATCGTCAACTTGCTTGCCACCATGCACAGTTCCAAGCAAAGTAGGCTTGCCACGACGCACTTGCATGGGTGCCAGTGCATCAATCTGATCTTCTTGGTGAATAATCGATAGCATTCTCAATAACTGTTTGTCAGTGAAGTAAGAATCGCCATCGACTGTCACGATGTACTGACAGTCAGTATGCACAAGCTGATTAAACATCTTCTGCATACACTGCCCGTAGTACACACCCTGAGAAACCGTCAAAGGTATTTGTAGTTTCTTCAGTGCTT